ATCTTCATAGCCTGTCTATCATCAGAGGCCATTATAGGCCCCACCACTGCAATTGTACCCGTCCACTTTATCTCTACGTTATATAATTTATTCTGCATTCTCTTCTCCATAATATTCTAATTCACTTAACACATCACAGTGCTCTAAACAGTCAGAACACATATCAGTGTGTATTATACTGGCTCCACAACAATTAGATAGGCCTTCATCAGCCCATAAGTGGCCAGTTTTAGCTGATTGTGTCAGTGTCTTTATCTGCTCCTCTGTTAACTTATAAGTCTCCATTTTAATACCCTCCTGCTCTTAGCCATTCGTTAGTCTCTGCTGGTGTTTCACTGTCCACCTCTATCTCTTCAATAATTATATCTGTATAACCATCATTATACCACTCTTCGGCTACTTCATCTGCCTCATATTCTTTATTATACTGGCCCATCTCTGTGCCTCCTACCCATACTATATAGTTATATTCTTTCATATTATTCTCCTTCTGTTTTTATTAGTTTTTTTATATTCCTTCTTCCTATCTTTAAATACTTTAGACTTAAAAATAGGAGTCCGGACTGAATGCAATATTTTATTCTTTACTGACATAACAAGTGTTATGTACTCTAGTCTATTAAGTCAAAATATGCTTCAGGATTATTATCTATGAACCACTCTTTACCCTTGTAGAATTCATCATATAATCCCATTGCATAGCTCCCCATTGTGACATCATATACCGCCACTTCAGTGGGTGTTAATGTCACCTGTACACCGCTATATGGATTAGATACCACTACCGGCTCAGAATCTAATATCTGAATGTCTTTAAATGGTATTGTGGTGTATTCCTTTGTATCTTTGTATTCTGTATTTTTAATCATATCTTATTTACTCCTCTATCTCTGATAATTCAACTAATATTTTATATTTAAGGGGATTATATATCTGTTTCCCTTTATTGTCTAGCACATAGACATCATCTATTTGATAATATTCTATTCGCTCATCACTAAAATAATAGTCTATTAGGTCATCTAGTGTTAAACTTATAACCTCCTCTTTGTACTCCATCATTAATTTACTACTCATTATATTTTCTCCCTGTTACTGTTAAGGTGCTACAATCAATAATATATACACCGTTGTCCCAATTATCGCAATCCAATTCACCGCATAAACCTACACCAGTAGATAAATTACCATCAAAGAAGTTGCCTATATACTGAATTAAACGGGCTTTAGAATAAGACACATCGCCTAATCTATCCCCCATAATTTCTCTTGTAGCTTTTAAGAAACCCTCTACAGATTCCTCTCCACCATTCCAGTGTACATAAATACCCACTGCATTCTTACTGAATCTTTGTTTTTTATTGTCCCTCAGACATAATACCGCTCTATTACCCATCTTATTTTCTCCTTTTAGTATAAATAAATATAGTCAACTGCGTCGCTCAATAATTGATTATACTCTTCTTGTGTTATTATATCAAGCTTTTTTAAAATATTTATATTATCCTCTGATGTCTCCACTTCTACCTCATCACCTGACTCAATATCTCTATAGCTATAAATCACATCGTTATCGTCCAACTGGTTTTTTGTTTTATTTAAGCTCTGTGTTTCTATAAATACCGTTTTATAAATAAACATTATTTTTTCTCCTGTGATAGTGTTTTAATTATTTTATATTCTCTAAGCTGGTTCTCTTCTATTAATTTTATAAGCAAATCCAGTGTGTCCGTTGCAAAATCGGGAACGTTCGTCTCTTTTTCTACTGCCTTTGCAATTTTATACATCGCCCTGTGCTGTGTTTTTAATAAATCCAGCTGTTTATTTGTAAATAATTCCATATTGTACCGCTCCTTTGTTGTTTTAATAATTGTATTATATACTATTTAATGAGACAGATAAGATATATTTTTAATATCTTTGTTCCAGCAGTCTCTACAGTCTCCACACTGGCCCTGTGTCTCAAAACTTCTACAGGTGGCCACTTCTGTATTAGTGGTTACAGTGCTCGTATTTGAGTATATAGGGGGTTTACCATCAATCATAGTCCCTGATAACCGTATGACTAAATTAACCGGTATATGGCCCTTGTACTGCTTTATTAATTTAGACTCTTTAGTGGGTAACCAGTGTTTAGTCTGTGGTGTGGCCTTAACCACCTCTAAAATCTTTTCAAAGTGTTCCAGGTCCTGAATATCTCCACTATCGTGCCACCTGAATACACCGGCCTCTACAATATCCTTTTTATTATTAATAAGATATACCATAGCATTAACCCAGTCCGGATTGTTAATACTATCCAGCCTTTTATATTGTACTTCTACTATTTTAGGATATCTCACATAATTGCCCTTTAAGGCATAACAGGTATTACACACACTACCTTTTATTTTTCTCAACTGCTGTCCTTTATTACAGGCACTGGCAGGTATTGAATAACTACTAGAAGGCATTTTACTGGTACTGGTTAAGCCAGCCACTATCGCAGTGGCCTGTTTAATTGTTTTAATATTCTGTGTTAAGTTATTGATTAACATATTATTTTCTCCTTGTTATATTTTATAAGCCATCACTGTCATACTGTCATAAGGCTCCATAAACCACCCTCTGGCCTGTAAAAATTCATTCATAGGTGAAGGTTCCATACACTCAATTGATCCCCACGGGCTGTGTACTGTCTCTTCTTGTTCATACATACCTTTTAGCCATATATAATCATTATCCTCAACGTTACCTGTCCACTCCGAACCGTCCACGGCCTTTAATCCTTTAAACCTTTTATTTAACTGTTTAATCACTGTCTGTGCTTTTGCTATCTGTCTCATATTTACTACTCCTTTGTTGTTAAAATACTACACACAGCCTTTGTGCTGGTGTATGGTGATAATTATACACACATTATTTTAAATAGGTGGGTTTATTATGAATTAATTTATACATACTCTACACACTATGCTGTGTATGGCTTTACTGGCTATTAATGGGACACACGCGGGCCATTATGTGGGTCTATTAACCACAATCACTGCCACTTATATCCATAATTATCCACACCTGTCCACACACACTCACTGGCCCTGTGTTATTCCTATGGCCACACCTGTCCACTGCTGGCCCCTTTTAGCCACGTGGAGCCACTGGTAGAACCACTGGCCTTTTTTAGCCACCAGAGGCACGGGGAGGGGCCCATTATCGCAACACACACACGTGTGGTGACTCAATAGCACATCAGAAGCTAATTCCACCTGGACCCTACCTGAACCTAAGTGGTCACAAAGTCCCACTTATGACCATAAAAGGCCATAAAAGGAGTCATAATTTCCCACTTGGCTTCTATTTAAGTAACAGATTTAATATTGGAAAGGGAAGAGAGTTTGCTATTATAGGAAAAGTATGGTATAATAAAGGTATAAGCTAATAGTTTTTATAACACCTCCCTATTTAGGACAAAGGAATGGCAGACGGAAGAAGAAATAATAAAGGTAATCCCTTAATGAAAAAAGGGGCTCCACCACTAAACCCAGCAGGGAGACCTAAAGGTTCAGTAAACAAATACACAGCTCTTAGTAGAGAATTATTATCCGCTAAAGGACCTGAGATAGTAGAGAAGGTAATAGAGATGGCCCTGGAAGGGGACAGACACTGCCTTAAGATGTGTATGGATAGAATTGTACCTGCACATAAAGCAGTAGAGATTAAACATCAACATCAAGACTTAGGTATTAATATTATTGTTGAGTCAGTAAAGGCAATAGAGAAGAAAGAAAAGAAAGAACAAGAGATATTTGAGGCAGAGGTAGTCAGTAATGGCTGACATAAAGGTTAAACTCCACCCGGCCCAGATGGAAATCTTTACAAGTGATGCTAGATTTAAAGTAGTTGCGGCAGGAAGAAGATTTGGTAAATCAAGGTTAGCTGCTTGGGTGTTATTAATTAAGGCCCTACAGTCAACCAGTAAGGATGTGTTTTACATAGGCCCTACATTCCAACAAGCTAAAGATATTATGTGGGGGATGTTGAAGGAACTAGGGGCTGATGTTATTAAAGCAGCCCACGAGAACACAGCTGTATTAACATTAATAAACGATAGAAAGATTTATCTTAAAGGCTCTGATAGACCAGATACACTTCGAGGAGTAGGTCTAGAGTATGTAGTTTTAGATGAGTACGCCAGTATGAAACCAGAAGTATGGGAGATGATTATTCGACCTACACTGGCTGATGTTAAAGGTGGTGCTTTATTTATTGGTACACCTGCTGGTAAGAATCACTTCTATAAGTTATATGTAGATGCCATAAAGGACAAAAAGGGAGAGTGGGAGGCATTCCAGTTTAACTCAGTAGATAATCCCCTACTGGACCCTAAAGAAATAGAGACCGCTAAGAGTAGTATGTCCACACAGGCCTTTAGACAAGAGTTCGAGGCCACCTTTGAAAGCTTCAGTGGAGGTATTTTCAAGGAAGAGTGGATAAAGTACGTAGAGGACGAGAAGGACTTTAAAGAAGGTACAATAGGACACTACGTGGTCTCAGTAGACCCGGCAGGGTTTGAAGCAGCCAGTAAGGAAAGAGGTTTAAAGTCAAGTAAGCTTGATGAAACTGCAATATCAGTAGTAAAGATTGTAGGTGATGAGTGGTTAGTTAAGGATATTTACCACGGTAGGTGGGGTATTAAAGAAACTGCCACAAGAATCCTTAATGCCGCAGTAGATTGTGAGGCAGCATCAGTAGGTATTGAATCAGGTGCATTAAAGAATGCCATTATGCCTTACTTAGAAGACGAGATGAGAAGCAAGAGCAGGTGGGTTAACATAACTGATGTTACTCACGGTGGTAAAAGAAAGATTGATAGAATTACGTGGTCCCTACAAGGTAGATTAGAGCACGGTAAGATTAAATTAAGGAAGGCAGATTGGAATGGTCCCTTTATTTCACAACTAATGGACTTTCCTTCTCCACTTAGCCACGATGACTTG